ATCTAACCCATGAAGGTCAAACCTTTGAAAGTGAAAAGCATTTAAAAAATAGTTTTATCTTGTTTGTAAAAAATAACGCAAGCAGGTTTAAGCAGCAAAGAACCAACACCTACAGGCCAAAAGAAGAAAAGCCTAAAAGCAAAAACATTTTTGCGGATATGTATCAGGAACTACTAAGAGAGGAAGAACTAAAAAAACAATCTAACCAATGAAAGGAATAATTTTAAAGCACCTGCAAAAAATGGAATTTGTTTGCGGTCTAAAACAATTTAAAGAGTACAGCCAAGAAGATGGGGTCGAACTCCTTAACTGCTTGAACAAGCTATTTAGTAGCTACGGATGGATGAACGAAAGCCGGGTCGATTACATACTTCACGCAGGGATGCGAGGGCAGTACGGAGACTTCTACCATGTGAATGAAAAGAATGTAAGTGGATGGATTAATCAATACTATGCGCACCACCAAAGCCAAATCGTACAGGAGGTACAAGCTTTAAACAACAAAGAAAAAGAGCCTACGAATGAAGAAATAGAATACTGGATTGAAGTTGGTAAGAAGATATTTCGAGACAATTACCACCTTGCAAAAGAAACAGGATTTTGTAGGGATATTTCAGAATGGGGGATGAACTGGTTTAATAAATTTCAAGAGAAAGGAATTTTAAAACCTTGGGAGTTTGACGTGGAGGAAATTGAAAACGATGTGCGGAGGGAACTAAGACTTAATACCAGATACATAGATGAAGTCACTGTTGGAGCAAAGTCAAAGAATAAGATCTGGAAGCTTTTTATTCTGGAATCGATAAAGAAAAATAGAAACCTAGATAAATTAATTTGAAAATTAACCTATGATTCAATTTAATATAAACCAGAAGCCTCTTTCAGTCAATGAAGCCTACCGGGGTAGAAGATTCCGAACCAAGGCCTACATTGAATTTGAAAGAATGATGCTTTTAAAAATGCCAAAGGGCAAAGTAGATCCTGATCAAATGCTGAGGGTTGAACTGTTCTTTGGCTTTTCTACGAAATCAGCCGACATTGATAACCCCATCAAGGCAACTCTAGATTTGGCACAGAAAAAGTACGGCTTTAACGATAAGATGGTTTTTGAGTTGAATGTAAGGAAGTGCATCGTAAAGAAAGGGGATGAATTTATCAGCATGGGGATATTTAAAATGCTACCTTTTTAAATATGAAAACGATCAATAGTTTAAGCGGAGGAAAAACATCTTCCTACATGGCAATTCACTATCCTGCTGATGTAAATATTTTTGCTTGTGTTTGTATTGATGATCCTGTTTGCATGCCTAAGGATCTGACAGTTTTGGCTTATGCTCAAAACAAATTAAATGGAAATTTTATTGCATCTGCTGAATCAGAAAAAACTTTAAAAATTATGATGCAGTTAGAACAAAAAATAGGACAAGAGATAGTTTGGGTAAGAGGCAAAAGTTTTGATGAAATCATTAATAATGCTGGATGCTTACCTACATGGAATAGAAGATTTTGTACTACGGATATGAAGATTAAACCCATGACTGAATATCTTTATTTCAGATATGGGATCGTTAAAGAGCAAATCGGATTTAGATATGATGAACTTCAAAGGGCATACGAAATTAAAAAAGGAGAAAAGCCTAAATTAAAAGTTAAAAAATATTTTGATTTTGCTACTGAAACATCTTTGAATGGAAACAAACGCAATAAATGGGAAAAAAATGTACTAGTTTCTGAAAAGTCATATCCTTTAATTACTAACAGAATTGAAAAATATCAAATTGAAAAATATTGGAAAAATTATCCTGAATTTATTTTCCCAGAGGATAGCAATTGTCAAGGATGTCATCACAAAAGTTCAAAACTTATCAAACAAAATTATATCAGAGAACCTAAAATACTTGAATGGTTTGCAAGGCAAGAGGAAAAAGGGAAGTATAATACTTGGCATGATGATATGATACCCTATAGGAAAAAATTTGAAATGGAATTTACAGGTCAATTTGATTTTGAAGGAACATCATGTGACATGGGTAGCTGTACAGATTAGACAATATTCACCCTTTAAATTTGGATATTAATTTATTTTTTATATTTGAATAAATAACAAACCAAATGAGCGTACAAGAAGGATTACTAATTAGAAGATCAAGAAAGAAAAGCGGGTATACTCAGCTAGAACTTTGCAAGAAGCTAGGCTTATCTCATGCACCTATTAATCAAGTTGAAAATGGATGGGAAAGCATAAGCCTTTTTAACTTGCGGATGATCTGTGAAGCTGTAGGTCTGGAAGTAATCATTAAAGAAAAGAATGGCTAGAGGGCTTCCCAAATCACCACTAGATTATTCGCTTGAGATTCGATATAGGCTTTCAAGCGGTGAATGGTCTATCTGGATGAATAAGGGAAAAGGAAGTTTTCAAAGTATTGAGATAGTGCAGAGGCAGATCAGACTCCTAGCAGCCTCATATTATGGCCGTGACAAGGAGATCAGGTTTGAATGGAATGGATGGCTATGTGATTTTGCAGGGCTTCCTACAGGCGAAGTAATAAGCCTAAAATGAAAGCGATCGCATGGCTATATGACAATGAATTCAAATATGTATTCCAGAATATAGGCAAAGATCTATGGGAAGATCTTAGGCAGGAAGTAGCGGTAATAGTTCTTGAATACGATGCAAATAAATTGCAGGAACTAGAAGCCAAAGGGAAGCAGGTATTTAAGTTCTGGATAGTGCGGATATGCTGCAATCAAACCAACTCAAAGTACGGGAAGTTTGGCAGGCTATACGGAAGCCTTGTACCTGTGGAAGATATAATGAAGTTCGTAAAAGAAGAACAGACGATCGATAACAGTCAAGAGGTAGCGGATGGTATTAGTAAGATAGTGCAGGGTTTATATTGGTACGATCAGGAAATACTTAAGATGTATGTGGAACTTGGTTCAGTTAGAAAGGTATCAAAACAGACAGGTATTCCTCATACATCTATTTTCATAACAATAAAAAAAATACGCTCATGTATCAAATCGCAGTTGGTGTACTAGGTTCAATCGGAATAACTCTGATCTACTTCTATATCCTGAACTTACCTAAATTTTTTAAAGAAGTCACAGGCAGGAAGTTGGTCAAGCCTTTTAGCTGCTCCTTCTGCCTATCCTTCTGGATAAGCTTCTTTTTTCTAATTTTAAAAACGGATTTGCTTTCTGCAATATTTATAAGTAGTGCAGTACCCTTTATCTACCTGTATGTTGAGGATCATTTCACTAATAAGTTTGAACTATGACACCAAAAGAACACGCTGAAGAACTAGTAGATAAATTTATACAATATACTCCTGCGGATTCTGAATTTGAATACCCGTATGCTAAACAATGTGCTTTGATAGCAGTAGATGAAATCTTAAAAGTATTGTCTAAGTATGGAACAAAAGAATATGAATATTGGGAAGAAGTTAAAAACAAACTACAAAAACTATGACACCTGAAGATTTAGAACTATTTAAGAAGCACATGCCCCTGTACGAAAGCTACAAGAAGCACGCATTTATCCGTAATTATGACAAGGAAGTCTACACGGAAATGATTCACCTGTATACTACCTATGTTAATCCTAAGCATAACTTCAGCCATTGGTGTAGTAGCTGTCGGATGGAGTTGGTCAACTACCTGTATGGGTGGTACACGAATGAAGAAAATACTACTTGGTATCGGCAGCAGGAGGAAGAAAGTGCCGAAGTACAGGAGGAAGCAGTAACCCCGGTGAAAAGAGGAAGAAAACCTAAAAACTCATAATATGGAAACCAAACCAAAAGTAAGGCTAGGCAATGGCAAGAAAAGAAGTGATTCTTGGCTTACAGCTGCGATCTGCCTATCCGATTGCCATGCGCACGCTTACACCTATAACGGGAAGACTTATGTAAACCTAAACGTGAACATCTACGATGCACCGAATGAGTACGGGAAGGATGTAGCTATTACCCTAAACGATTACAAAAAGGAAGGGAATGATAACCCACAGGTTAACAAGATTCCTACAGCAACATATCAGGCTGAAGATTACGATCTTCCCTTTTAATGAAAAAGCACACCAAGATTTACATGGATTTTTTCGGCTATACGATAGCTGATTTTATTCCTTGTGAATCCTGCGGATCTCAGGCGGTAGACATTCATCACATAAAAGCTAGGGGAATGGGTGGCAGTAAAACAGCGGATCACATAGAAAACCTTATGGCCTTGTGCAGGATCTGTCACGATACTATGGGAGACAAGAAAAGCTACCGGGAATATCTAGAGCAAAAGCACGAACAAAAAATGAATCAACCTAAATAAAAAAAACCATGTCAAACTTTCAATTGAATTTCAATAGTGCAACAAAAGTTATAAGCGTAACCCTAGACAATGAAGAAGGAATCTTTGATCTAGCTTACTTGTTTAAGAAGTTGCTAGATGATGCAGGAATTCCGAACAAACTAGAGGAAAAAGAAGTGACACCAGTGGAGGCATTACAAGTAGCAAACGAAAAGCTAGACTGATGAACGCTAAGTTCGTTCAAAATAAAAAGTACTACACCGGGGTAGTTTACGAATGGAACTTGCCTACAGGAACTACTTGTCCTTTTGCCTTAGAATGCAAAGTAACTGTGGATAGGCAGACGGGTAAGTTTGATGTGTATCGGGGTGCCTACAAATGTTATGCTGCAAGCCCTGAAAGATTCCCCGGTGTAAGGGAACACAGATGGAAGAATTTTGAATACGCAAAGGCTGGCAACAAAATTGAAATTCCAAAAGGATGCACTTCAATAAGGATACATTCAGCAGGGGATTTTTTCAATCAAAAGTATTTTGACGATTGGGTTTTATTAGCCAAAGAAAATCCTACTATTGAGATGTGGGCTTATACGAAGTCCTTAATTTATTGGGTAAAAAGAATAAACGAAATTCCAGCAAATTTGGTTTTGACTGCTAGCTATGGCGGCAGGCAGGATCACCTGATCGAAGAATATAATTTAAAGAATGTAATTGTTTATAAAACACCTGAAGAGGTGCCATCAGAAAGGCCTATCGATACCAATGATGATTGGGCCCGAAAGCCAAATATAAATTTTGCATTATTAGATAACCTAAAAAACAAAAAAAATGCAGATCAAAACAGTTAAACTTTCGGAGATCAAAAGTAATCCGAATAACCCCCGGATCATCAAGGATGACAAGTTCAGAAAGCTAGTCAATTCTATTCAGGAGTTTCCAAAGATGCTAGAGATCAGGCCTATTGTGGTGAATGCAGACATGATAGTACTAGGTGGTAACATGAGGTTAAAAGCTTGCAAGGAAGCAGGACTAAAAGAAGTGCCAATCATCTTTGCGGATGATCTAACAGAAGATGAACAGAAGCAGTTTATAATCAAGGATAACATAGGATTCGGTGAATGGGATTGGGATATGCTAGCAAACGAATGGGAACCAGAACTACTAGAGGATTGGGGACTTGAAGTTTGGAAGCCTGCACCTGAAATAGATTATTCTATTTTGGATGATGAGAATATGGAAGAAGAACTAGGAGATATGGCTGATGGAGTTCGAAAGGCTATTCAGATTGAATTTGAACCTGAGCATTATGAAGAAGCCTTTGAACTTGTAAAATTCTGGAGAGAGCAAGGTGCTTATGTAGGATATATGATATTGGAATATTTAAAAGCAGAAAAGCAAAAGTTATGATTTGCTTTATACCAACTAAATCTAGGTTTTATACTAAGACCTATTCTTTATTTGAAAAGGTTGGAATAAAAGTATATCATTTTATTGAGCCTTCTGAGTTCAGCCAATACAATGTGCCCAACAAAATATCCATAGAAATGGATAATCAAGGAGTTTCTTATGTCAGGAATTTTATGTTGGATTTTGCTAAGCAAAAAAAAATAGATTGGGTAATAATTTGTGATGATGATGTGACAGGATTTGGTATTTATAATGGCAAAACCATTAAAACAGATGCCGGAATATGGAAAGAAATCTATGAAAAAGTAAAGAACTTGCCTTTTGAGGTAGTTGGAATTAATTACACACAACACGCTTGGCACGAAAAAACTAAATATTCCATAAATAAAAAATTAGCTGAAGTTTGTGTGTTGTTGAATACATCCAAAATTAATTGGTCATATAAGCCAAATACAAAAGAAGATAGAGATTTTCAGTTGCAAACGATTAAAAATGGAAGCGGTGTTTTAAGGTTTAATCATTATTGGTTTCAATGCCCAAATGTGGGATCTAATACAGGCGGACTATACGAATTATATAAGGCAAAAAAAGATACTGAATGGGCAAAAAAATTATCTCAAGATTGGCATCCTTTTGTTAAAATAGTTAAAAAAAATGACAGAATAGATGCAAAAATTGACCTCAAATCATTTTCACTATTTTATAAAAAACAAATCAAATGAAAAGAGTAGACCTGATTAAAATAGACCACGAGAGAAAGATTGGTGAAGTTTGCGAGTACATTGAACCGAATGTTACTGAAGACTGCATTTTTTATTCTGAAGGAGAGCCAATAGGATTTTATCTTTCTAAGATGCCCGAAAAAATGTGCAAGTTAGCGGATCTTGCAAACAGCGAGCTTAGGAGCAATAATGTTCCAAAAAGCAATATGAATCGAGGTGTAAAAGCATTGGTAGAGGCTCAAGGATTAAAATGGATATCTCAATATAGTACTATTTTAGGAGGATGCCCACCTAAACCACACATGAGAAGGCCTTACCCTTCTATCTCTTCAGTACATTCAGTTAAGACAGCCCAAACTTTTATAAAAGCTATGCTGTTGTTGGCAAAGGAAAGCGAACAACTTATCAAAGATATCCTTCCAGAACAATACGAAAGGCAAGTAAAGGTTTTTGCGGATGTTCCTGAAAAATGGAGATTTGCAAATTTGTTTACAAGTTCTATTTCAAATTACAATATCCCTGCACCTTTTCACAGAGACACAGGAAATATTGTAGGGGCAGTAAATGTAATCATTTGTAAAAAGCATAATTCAAAAGGAGGTGATCTTCACATTCCAGATTATAATGCAACTATCGGGCAAAAGGATAATTCAATTTTGGTTTACCCGGCTTGGAGGAATGTTCACGGGGTTACTCCAATCATTCCAACCCATGAAGGAGGCTACAGAAACAGCTTAGTTTTTTATCCGTTGAAAGCGTTTAAAGGACTTGAATAATTATCAAAAGTCAACACTATGAAAAAGCCTGAGACATCTGTAATAGAGAAAGCCATTGTGAAGGCATTTGGAAACCTGTCTACGGCTGCAAGATCACTTCAGGTAGATAGAGTAACC